ATAAATAATTATGGAAAAAACAGTTAATATAAATAATTTTATAGCTACGTATGATAACTATATTACTAAAGAAGAATGTAATAAAGCTATCCAACTTTTTGAGAATCAATATAAATTTAATAATACTATAAATAGAATAGACTCCGAAAAATCTTCAATTTTACATAAACAAGATCAGCAATACTTCGCATCACCAAATAATATAGAATTTTGGTGGGAAAGCTTAAAATCTATGATGTTTAATTTTGAAATAGCATGGAATCATTATTTAAAAAATACAGGAGCAGGTGATATGTATACAGATCCTTTGCTTTTTACTAATTTAAAAATACAAAAAACTTTACCTACAGAAGGATATCATATTTGGCATGTTGAGCATGTTAAAGGGTTTGAAAATGAACCTAGAGCTTTTGTTTTTTCTATATATTTAAATGATGTAGAGGACGGCGGAGAAACAGAGTTCTTACATCAATCAGTTAGAGTAAAACCTAAAGCAGGTAGAATAGTTATTTGGCCTGCTAGTTTTCCATATGTCCATAGAGGAAACCCACCGTTATCTGGTGAAAAATATATTTTAACTTCTTGGATGATGTTTAGATAATTAAGAAGAATACGATGTAGGTCTTTCACCTAATCTAGCAATTTTTTCAGCGTCCGTTTCACCTTCAACATTATTGCCATCCCAATTTTCTTGTAATTGAGCTAAGTGAGCTGAATCCCATCTAGAAGAAAATTGACTTATATCTCCTAGGTCTGCTTCTGCATAACTACAATGAGAAGTTGTATCTCTATGTTCTACTTCATCTGAAGTATTAGATGCTCCATATTGAATAGCCCAAATATTTGAAAATTTAGATTGATTCCAAAAAGAATCATCTGAAATAATATATCCAACACCTTCAGAAGCACCTTCTGCATGATTTTTAATCACTATTTTGTCTTCAAATACTATTGTCCAATTTCCTTTACTTGCCATTTTTTCTCCTAAGTTTTAATTACATATATAATTGTTAAATAAGGTTGCAATACAGAAGTTGCATCACCGCTAAAAGTTGCACTCATGTTATGAGAGTGACCTGAACCAGAACCTGATGCAGCAGTAGATTTAGTAGCTGCATTACTATTTTGATTTGCACCACCAACGCTTCCAGCTGGAGTAAAAGGAGGGTTTCTAAAAAAAGGTAAAGTATGAGAGTGAGAAGCAAGTTGTGGGGTAGATAAAGTCGCATTAGCTGTAGAACCCCCAACGTTTCCAGTTGAAGTTACAGTATTTGCTCCACCACTTGAAGCTAAAGCTTTTCCTGGAGATTTACCAACTGCTACGTTATCTTGTAAATCTGGAACAAGAAAAGTTGATGAACCATCTCCAGCTCCGTAAGTTGTACCTACGATTGCAAATAATGCAGAGTAAGTTGATCTTGAAACTGCTTGTCCATTACATTCTAAGAAACCTGTTGGCACTGAAGCAGAAGACCACGGCACAATAGTAGCTGTAGGAATTCCTTCGATACCTGTAAGGTTTGCTCCTGTAAAATCGTATTTTGTTGCTTCGTAATTTGCCATATTCTATTTCTCCTTGTAAGTCCAACCTGTTGTAGCATCTCCTGAAAATACTAAACAGAAACCAGCACCTTGTGTATTAACAACAAGGTCTGCTGCTGCGTTAGCTATATTAGAAGAATTTCTACCAACAGTCAATGCGTTAGTATTGAAATCATATCCTTGATCAATGAAAGCTACTTCATCACCAGCACTTGGTGATGCGGGTAGAGTCACTGTAACTGCTCCACCATTTGTATTTGCTAAAATTTGTGCACCAGCTTGAACTGTTTCTGCTGCAGAAATTGCTCTCCATTTTTTAAGTTCACCTGCTTTTACAACATTAGTTCCATCAGAATATAAAGTGTAAGTGTGACCTTCACATAAAAGAACACCTGTTCCAGATGTAGTTTTAAAAGTTAATGTAAAACCTGCATGATTACATCCATCTTCAACTATGTAAGTTTTTTCTACTGAATCTGGAATAGTAACATTAACGTTTGCTTCAAGAGTTCCTGTTAATTTAATTACTTGATCTTTACCGTTTGATAAAGCACCGTTTGTAAAAGTTAAAGCTCTAGACGCATCAGTTACGTTAAATGCGCCATAACCACCAATTGCTTGTTCAAGAATTAGTAAGTTAGTATTTGTAATTTGTCCCCAAGTTCCTGAGTTTTCCCCAGTTGCTTGAACTGTTAATTTTAAACTAGCTGATGTTGAATTTGCCATAATTTAAATTCCTTAATTGCGTTTATATTACTAAAAATTAGAGTTTGTGTCAAACTCTTTATGCAGCTACTTCTTGCCATCCTGGAGGATCTAGGGGAGCTGTACCCGTGTTTACTTCATTCCAGATTAAAGCACTACCAGAACCTTGTGCCATAGTCAAGGCATTTCCTGTTAATTGTACATCAACATGTATAATAGGTGTTACACTAGCTACTCTTGCAAGAGCAGGTAATCCTGTTAAAAGAACTTCTTGACCAGGAACTGCTACAACACTTCCTAAACCTGCAGACATTGCAATACCTGTTACATCTTGTGGAACATCTCCTTGCATTCCAAGAGTGCCTAAAGCACCAATCATAAAATTACCTGTAACAGTTGCGTCAGGAGCAGGATCAACAACACCTAAAGTTGCTTGAGTTACATTTAAAGTATTAGCAGTTACATTTGCGTTACCTGTAGCTGCTAAAGTTCCTGCAGCTGCAGTCATTGCAATTCCAGTTACATCAACGTTTGCATATTGACCTTCAACGCCCCATGCGTTTTCATTCCATTCTTGTCTACCCCAACCTGTTTGATTATAAGCTTGAACAGAACCAAGACCCATTGTTGCTTGATTACCTGTGGCCATTGCATCAGGACCAGCATCAGCATTAGCTAATGTAGTAGTCATTGCAAAACCAGTTTGAAAAATTGTAGTTGCGATATCTATTGCTTCATTTCCAAGAGCACTAGTCATTCCCATTCCTAATGGAACAGGAGATACATCAATTGAAATAGTTTCATTCCCTAAAGTAGCTGTCGCCGAATTACCAGCGGCTATTAGATTAGCAGCAACACCCCAAGAATTATCTCCCCAGTTTTTTGCTCCCCAACCTGCGTTTATTTCTGCTGTTATGGAAACAGAACCTAACGACATTGACATGTCGTCTTCAGGTGTAGTTGGAACTACAATTTGACTTGGGTTACCCCATGATCTGGCACCCCATTGATCTCTTCCCCAACCTGCTTCTACTGTTGAATCGGTGATTACAAGTCCTGTACCAGTGGACATAGAAATCCCTGTAAGAGAAACGATGTTATCAACACCTGTTCCCCAGGAACCAGTATTCCAGGTATTTGTATTCCAACCTGCCATAGGATTTTAACTCCTATGTACTAACCAGAGATTCTTAAAATCGCTGCTGTTGATGTAGCTGCTGGAAACTGAATTGTGAAAACGCCAGAAGTCGCTGTTTTATCTGCTCCAAAATCTAAAGCACATACAGCCGCATTAGTTGCAGTTGCAGAAGTGTTATAGATTAAAGCTCCTCTAGCAGTTAACGTCACACCAGTAAAAGATCTGTCTGCGAAGTCTGCTCTTGCGACACCGGCTGTTATTGAAGTTCCAGCATTTGTAAGTGCACCGCCGCCGGCTGTGTACTGACCTGTGTTAGAAACTTCTCCTGTTGCAGTGTATGCAGTTGTTGCTGAGTTTAGAGTAGCTGAAGATAGATAAAGAGCAATCTTAAACTTGTCATCACCAGTACCAAAATTATGCTCACCTTCCAATAATTCTTTTTTGAAAGAATTTGCAATTGCTTGTGTAATAGCCATAGTTTTTTCTCCTTATTATTATTTACCACCGACACGAGGAACACCACTTTGATATTCATCACGTCTTCGTCTTCCCATTTGTTCTATAGAGAAGCCTTCTAATACTTGTTTATACTTTCCTTCGTATAATTGCAAGAGATCATTTGGCCCCTTTA